GTATCGACGGCAATCGGCGTCGGGTACAGCGTCAGGTTTGCGCCAATGACGAAAAACAGGCGCGGCGTACCGGTCGCTGCTTCCCAGTTTGGCAGAATGGAATCCAGGTCGGCGCGAGTGGTGCGTTCTAGCCGAATCCCCGCCGTCTGTAATCGAACGCGGTCAATCATCCACAGCGTAGAATCCAGCGCATAGCTTGGCGTGTTGGCAACGACGCTGATTGAGAAGGTGGCGGTCAGTAGATAAGCGCGGCGCGCCGCTTCCCCTTCCGCCTCATTCAGCCAGTCGATTAGTTCCGCGTTTTTCCACAAGCAACCCGCATCTGAGGTCTGCCAGTAGTACGTATCGCCAACATCGGGGGTTCCAGTATCGCCGCCGTAATCATCGAGCCGGTCGCGTGTTGCTGCGAGCAATTCCAGTAGGGTCATGGCGATTCCTTGCGCGGTCGCCCACGCTTAGGCGCAGCAGGCTCCGGATCTGGCGTGGGTTCCGGATCAGTCGTCGGTTCCGGCTCGATAATCTCCGTCATGTCCGGGCGTCCCGCTAGGGCGGCAGTCCAGATGAACCGCCGCCCCGTCCCGGCCTGTAATAGCAGCCGGGGCATCGTCATCAGCCGATATTCATGCTAATGCAGATCGCCCGCAGCCAGATCACGCCGGTCACGATGGTGGCGTTGGTGTTCTGCTTGAGATCGATGGTGTCTGCCGTGGTGTAGAACTTGCCCAGCGACATTCCCTCGGCGGTAGTGTTCGGGGTGGCCTCGTTAAAGGTCGTGACCCACGAACAGCCGTCTTTGAGGGTGGATCGCATATCCAGGCCGTCAACATAGCCATCGCGCACATCACCATCGCCAATGTCCACGTCCGCCAAATTGCTGCTCACCGCGGTGGTCTTGTAGGCCACGGCCAGCACCAGGGTATTCGCCGGAATTTGCAGGACGGTGATGATGTCGTTCTGCACTGTACCGGAACCGCTGTTCACCTTCGAGAAATCCACCTTGCCATCAATGGCGAAAATCGGCGCGGACGGAAACGCGGGATAAGCATCGACGCCCGCGCCGGTCAAAACGGAATAAGTGCTCATAGTTGCTCCTTACGCCTTGTAGCCGTACAGGTTGCCCAGCGCTTCCGGCTTCACGACCTTGTAGCCGTACACGCACAGCCCGCGCACCAGTTCGCCAAACGAGCTTTCCGCCCGCAGCCGCTCCACCTTGCCTTGCGGAATCTGACTGGCAAACGCCAATCCGGCCTTGTGCCCAAACAGCATATTCCAGCAGGTATGCCCGCCATCAGAGGCGCTGGCCAGCAGGTTGGAGCTGTAGACCGTGAACCGGTCGATCATTCCGACCCGGCCATTGCGCAGCATGGAGGTACCGTCGCCACTCAGCGAGGCGTCCTTGAGATCGCTCATCTTGATCGCGCCGATAATGACCGGCGGCAGAACCACAAAACGGCCCTGCTCAGGGATATTGTTTTCATCCAGCGCGGTTCCGGCATCCACCAACTTGTCGATGATGTTGGTCTTGTCCAGCGCCAGAGGGGTACCGGTAACGCCCAGATTCAGACCCAGGCTTTTCCGGCCTGCCGTCAGTCCGCTGTTGGTGGTGGACACATCGGCATATACCGTGCTGAACACCTGCGTATCGACCTTGATCTTCAACTGTTCGCTGGCGTCCTGAGTAAATTTGCTAATCCACTCAATATCGGCCTGCACCTTGTCCACATCGTCCAGGCGAATCGCCCAGTAATGCCCTTTATCGACCAGCAGCTCGACGTTATCGCTTTCGGGCTGTTCGTAAATGAGCGACTGCCCTTTGGCGTAATCCCGAATCGTGATGCTGGGGATTTGACGAATAATGACTTTATCGCCTTTATCATTCACTTCGCCTGCCCAATCGGTATTACTGATCGCGGCGATGGTGGTGGCGTCATAAAATTTGGCGTTGAGTTTCGCCGACCAGATTTCGGGAATCCATTTGCCGGTATAAGCGGCGTTCCCAGGGGCTACGGGATAAGCCATAACGTTACTCCTAATGGGTCGGCATCAATGACGCGACCGTTAAATTTTATGCTGGCCGCAGGCTTTCGCTTGCCGCCGCATCCAGTGATTTTTCCAGCGCATCCGCTTCCGCGTAGCGCCCATTACTGCGTAACTGAATGACCCGGTTCATCTGCTGCTGATAGCCGGCAGGACTGAACGGCTGTTTATCCGGCGGCGGCGTCCCTGAGCCGGCGGCCCGACGGGGGGTCGGCGGCGGAGGCGTCCGGGGCGCTGGCGCGACCGGCGCGGCGGGTGAGTACGCTTGCAGCAACGCGATAAACGCATCAGCGTCCATATTGCTAAACGCCGCATTCGCCTCTTGCAAACGGGTCTGGCGACTGCCGGGCCAGGACTGGCCTAGCCAGGCATTCAGCGCGGGATCGTTCTGCATTTCGCCGTAATTAGGAAACGCCGTTCGCACCTTGTCCCAGAACCGATCCTGAGCCGAGCGCATTCCTAATTGCTGAGTCTGCTGCAACTTCGCTTCAAACTCGGCCTTTTGGCTTTCCAGCAGGGCCGTTACCGCTTTGGCCGCGTCATCGCCCAGCAAATCCACCAGCGCCGCATCCGCCTTGACGCCGGTTTCGGGCTGATGTTGTTGCGCCGCCAGAGCCGCCTGATCACGCCAGTAGCGCACCTCGTCATGCAGCCGTGGAACCTCCGCATCGTACTTTCCGCGCAACACGTCATACCGGTGTTTCCACTCATCTTCTGCCGGCGCGGCGGGCGTCTCGACAGTAGGAGCAGGAGCCGGATCAGTAGTGGGCGGCGACTCAGCAGCAGTCTCTGGTTCTGCATACGCGGCTTTCCATGTCGCCTCAGCCTCAGCTTCCTGAGTACGGAGGATTTCGGGTAATTCAGTCGTCATGTGCGAGCCTCTTGGGTGTTCGCGGGATTAAGAGAACGCGGAGCCGTCGGGGGTTTTCCGCGCCATTGAGTACAGGTCAGGTAATGACTCCAGCGTGGCGGTCAGGTCTTGCAGCAAGGCCGCAGCCCCGCACTGCTGGGGATTTGCGGAATGCAGCGCATCCCGCGTCATTTTGGCTTCGCTGGCCGCCAACCAGCCGCACAGCACAGCAAAATCCGGGTCTTTAGAGAGCCGGGTAAGTCGCTCGATTTGTACGACGGTGAGCGGCAGCATGGAATTAAGCGCCGTAATCCGCCGAGGTCATCACGCGGGACACCACCATCAGACCGCCGGGCAGCATCACGCAGACGTAATAACCCGTTTTACCGGTCGCGGTGATTTCGAGGGTATAGAGGCCAGATGCCAGGGTATGTACGGCGAGTGCCTTTTTGGCGGTCAATATGCCGACATCGGTCCCACTGGCGGCCTTGGCCTGAACCGTGCCGCTGGCCGCTGTTCCGGTCAGCCCGACGCCGGTTGCCGCATCCGACAGATAGACCGTCAACGGCATGACGCGGGCAATGGTGGTTCCGGCGCTGTTGACCGGGGTGATTAAAACTTCCGCGACGTTGGACGCGCCTGCCGTAAAGGTGAACGTGGCCGAGGTCGCCAACTCCAGCGCCGATGCGCCGAGTTTGAACCGGGTCGCTGTCGCCAGGGCGTCGGTTGCTCCACTCGTAACAGTCAAATCCCTGACTTTTAGCTTCGTGATGTTCGCATCTTCGCGCCATGCCATAATCAGGTACCTCCGGGAAATAACTGCGAATCCTGACCGCTGACCGGCGACCCATCAGGACCGAGGGCGGCGGGCGGGAGGGATTGTTGCTGCTGTTGCAGCATCGCCGCCTGCTGCTGTGCGGCTTCCTGCTGTTCATATTCAGAGCGCGTTGGGGCGATCTGATCAGGTTCGAGTGAGAGGGTTTCAGCAGTGCTACGGAGTAGATCGGCCCGACGCGCCATGCCCATGATCTGAATGTCCACCGGGTTATTGGTGATCTGCAAAAACTCATTCCGCCGCACCTGCGCCTGTTCGCGCACCAACAGCGCGCTAGCGCCCTTGGCGACAACGCGAACATCCCCTTTGATGCTTTCATCGGGGTGATAGAGCATGGCGTAGCGAAAGAGCTGGCGAATCATCGGCTCAATCAGGCCATCGTCGATGTTCGCAATAACAGACTTAATGGCCTTGGTCGCCGCGCCCATCAGCATCGACAGCCCGCTGGCGGTTTTACCCGCGCCCGCCGTCTCCTGATTGCCGTAGACATAGGCGGGGATACCGGTCACGTCATCCGCGATGCGTACCCATTGCTGATAGATGCCCATCAGTTCGTTGGCATGCATTTCTGGCTGGAAAAACGCAATCGGTGGTGTGCCTGTTTGCCCGTATTTGCCGGTGTTGAACCGCCAAACCTTCCACGGCCATACTTTCGATCCATCTTCACCCGGCGGCATCTGTTCGGCGTCGATCCCCACTTGCGGACCGGACGCCAGCGCCATGTTGTTCGCCAATGCACGAGCCGTTGCGTTCGCTTGTTGCTGAATATCGGCCATGAGTTCGGGAATGCCGATTCCCCAGAACGAACCGGGGCGCGGGCGGTAGACGGCTTTGCAATAGGGCCGATCGAGTTCGTGCGGCTCTTTAATGTCCACGCGAATCACATGAGCGCCAATCAGCCACGCCTCGATTGCGTACTCAGAGAGGGGCTGAACCGATTGAATCCCCCATTCCTTGAGTAGCCCACCCTGTACTTCGCCCCAGTAGATCAGCGCGTCAATCCGTTCGCCGTATTGCCGATCATCGGATCGTTCCGCCAGTCGCGCCCGCTCAGAATCGGCAGATGTCCATTCCCGCAGCCCGCCTGTGCCGTGTTCTGTCAACACCGCGTCGATCTCAGTGTTGTTGTAGTTCGGGACGCCCTTACACGCGGCCAGATCACTGCGCGAGAGCGTGTAGCGTTCCAGCAGATAGCTGGCGTCCTGAATGCCCGTTGCATCGTCTGACGGGTACAAATCGAGCGGCGATACCCGCTCCACATCCGGGTAACTGTCTTCTGTTTCAACGGGCTCCCATCGTCCCGCCTGCTGCTGCCATTCCAGTCGGCGGCGATTGCGGATAACCGGGGCCTTGATGATGGCTGTACCAAACGTGACTAAATCCCAGTCCAGCGATTCGGCGAACACGGTCTTAAACTTCGATTCGTCTAGATAATCCTGAATCGCCTCGCTCATCCGCTCAATGCGATCCCGCGCCTCTTTTGCTATCGCGGCTTTTACTTCGCTTTTCGCGGCTTCGGCAGCATCGTCGATCATCTGTTGCAGCGCGGCAGGGTCGGGCGGCCCCGTCATCAGCCCCGTCATGATCTGACGCTCGACGGCAGATAGGGCTTGCTGCGTCGCCTGCCGCTGAATGGCCTGCTCTTGATCAGGGTTCAGGTCCGGCGTCGTCGTCGGGTCGAGCGCCCAGGGGCGGTCGAGACTGAGGACATCCCTGATCCATGCTGAAGCGGCGGCGCATTTTGTATCTGTCAGCCTGACGAAAACCTCACTGCCGCCCATCTTGCGGATTTCGGCGAGCTTTTCTGGCGGGTACTCACCGACGCGCTGGCGCAGCGCCTCCAGCATTTTCGGCTCGATCTGCTGTTTCGCCCGTTTCGCATCCTCCCAGCGGCGGCGAATGTGCGCAGCGAGACTGCTGACAACCGCTTCACGGTCGTTCGCCGCTTGCTGGGCCTGAGCGGCGTCCTGAGCCATCATCGCCGCATTGGAAATGGTGGCGACCGGGCCAGCAGTAAACGCGCCCACACTTGGGCCAATAGGCGTAATCTCAGGGGTAGGTGGCATCACGGGGAGCATCAGGTCCATCCTGCCGCTGATGGAATGCGGGATTGTGCAGTTTGACGGGCGACAGCGAATTTATGGCCGCGAGCGAGGGTCATCAGCGCATCAGCCCCATGCGAATACTGATCATGCAGCGGTTTGTCGCGGAACACTTGCAATCGGTCATCCCATTCCTTGCGGTACGACTCTAGGCAGATCAGCCCGCGGGCGCAGCGCAACTCGTCAATCCAGACATGGGTCAGGATGTTGCGGGCGGCCTGAATGGCGTCTGCCTTGTGTTCGACGCGGGGCACGACCTCAAACCGCAGCCCCATCCCGATCGCAGTTTCAACCCGGCTCTTGCCGCTGCCCAGTTCGCGCACGGCCAAGTCGTGCGGGCCGAAATGTCGGCCATAACGGTAGCCGCGATCACTTTTCAGTTTATCCAGCACATCCCGATAATGCGCCAGTCCTTCGCCTGAGCCTTCATAGTAATCAATGACATGAATCTCGCGGCCCGCGTCCTGAGTGAACCAGATCGCGGTTGAGTCATCCATGCCCAAATCCCACCAGGTATCAACACTGAGATTGGGTTGATGCGGCACTTTGCCGATGCGCCCAGCCGAGCGGGCGTCATTGATTTCTTTTGAAAAATACGCGCCTTTTAGCGCCGCCTGCCAAGAACATTCGTATTCCTGGAGATATTCGTCTTCGGACATCATTTGACGGGCCGACGCCAACTCAACCGGGTCGATGATGCCGGTTTCAGATGCCTTGAACAGCGCCGCCACCCAGTCGCCTTTGTCCCTGGCTTGCTCATACAGATCATAAAACTGATTGCGGCCTTTCGGCGTCCCTGTCCACACGCACCAGCCTTTTCGGTCACTCAGCGCCGGCCTCAAAATCTCAGTGAACAGGCTGGGAGCCATCTGGGCGTATTCATCAAGAACCGCGCCGTCTAAATACACGCCGCGCTGTGAATCGGGATTGTCAGCGCCCAGTAGCCGGATGCGTGAGCCGTTGGGGTAGTCCACCCGCAACTCCGTTTCATTGATGCTGATGCCGGGAATCGGTCGGCTGAAATGCTTGAGGTAGTCCCATGCAATGCTTTTGGCTTGCTTGAGATAGGGCGCGAAATAGGCATATCGGGCGGCGTTGCCGGTAGTCAGTGCGCGTTTGATCAGATGGTTGATAGCCCAAACGGTTTTACCCCAACGGCGGTGACAAACCACCACCGCCCAGCGCTTATGATCCAGCCTCCTATGTAGATCGCGTTGCAACGGGCGCGGAGCGTAGGGGATGACTATCTCAGTCACTGGACTCACCTGAATCATGACGATCAGCTTCGCTCATCCATCGAATCGCCAATGAGCCAGACAATACGCTGTCAATCGGCTGCGTCACCTTGCCCACGCCGCGATCCAAAATCTCTTTGATAGCCGCAACGCGAGCGCTGCCGTGCTGATTTTTGTCCGCCGCGATTTCCGCCAGCATTTTGATAGCTTTTTCAGTATGTTGCAGCGCCAAATCGCGCACGGGCTTGATAATCGGCGGTCGGCCAGGACTGACAGCGGGCGACGGCGTACCGGGGACAAACCGCCCTTTGCCGTCCCGCTGGGGATTCCTGTTTTTTTCCTGTTTTTCCGCGTTCATTTAACATGCTGTTTTAATGATATATAAGGAAACCCTAATACTCTAATAAACTAATATTGTCAAGGCTTCGACTGGCGGCGTTTCAGATCGGCAGACCGGGGCAAAAAATTTTTCACTAGCCTATTGCAATTAAGATAACTCTATTGCATAATTCACTCACTGGCTAGGCAATCACGCCGCCAGCCGACCGGAGCCGGTAAGCTCCAGGAGAAAGACCATGAACACCAAGACCGTTCGCCTAAATGAATTTTTCTCGATTTTTGACGGGGTGGTGTGTGAATACACGCCACTCTGTGATGTATGGCTGGACGATGGCACCATCCAGCACCGTCCGCCCGTATGGACTCCGGTTTTCCGCCCTGGCGACGAGGTTGTTCTCGTCAAAATAAACGGGCGAGACGGGAAGGATTCCTACGCGATCCGTATCGCCCCAAACGGAATTCCTGGCAACATGAATCGCAATATCAAACGGTTTCACGGCTGGCGCGGCACTACAAACGATGTGTCGGTGACAGCTCTCGGTCGGCGCGAAATCAAAAAAATCCGCACTCTGAAAAACGGGAGTGTCGCGGTAACAGTAGGTACAGACCTCGACCCTAGCGAACCATAACCCCCCCAGCCCGCCTCACGGCGGGCTTTTTTATGGAGAAAATCATGACCTCATTCCAAACCCTCATGCGCCGGGCCGACAGGCTTCGGCGACATGACTCCGATAACGCCCCGTGGTGGACCGGCTACATACGCGGGTTACGCCGCGCCCACCACGGCGATAACTTCGGCGACGACGCCGAACACGCGCTCTACCTGAGCGCTGCCGACAGCGATGACCCGCAACGCGCCGCGCTTGGTCGGGGCTACCGGGCCGGGCTAACGATGACCGCGCAGGAACCGGAGTGACATCTGGTCGGCCACAGCGCGTCGAGGTTGATGCGGCGGGAACCCTGGCTGATGCCCTGGTCGAGATGGGCATCACGCCAGAAGAATTTCTCTGGATGGTGCGATGCGACAATCCGGCGCAAATAGCAGAACCGCCGATCTGGTGGTTCCTGCTGCTGTATTACCTGATGCAGCGCTGTGCCGTACCGGAGTTTCCCGATGCGTTGCGCCGGGCTGTTACGGTACTCAGCTCCCGAATTTATGCGCGGGCCTGGAGAATCGCCAACGACCACAGAACAGCGCCGAAAAAAGCCGGTATTGGCGGGTCCGCTGAACGCTACCCGACCGCACAGGGCGATCTGAGCATTCCAGAGGCGGCGGCGCTACTCGACCTGAGTCCGTCAACCCTGCATCGTCGAATGGCGCAAGGGCTAACGCTCGATCAAGCGATGCAGCAAAAAAAAGGATCGCATCGAAAAAAATAGAATCCCTCCAACAAAAATCCCGCACTCAGCGGGCTTTTTTAATTCAGCGACCCGACTAGGCCGCAAAGGGTCTTCATTTTTTCTCCCGCCGTCGCTCATAGGACGGCTCGTTGCGGTCATCAATAAAATACATTTTATTACAAACTGTTACAAATGATTTTTGCATTATGCTCACCACGCAATCTCAGCAAAAACTTGTTAGGCATCAATCCCAGAGGCTTTGCGAAGCGCGGCAATCTCCGCGATGGCTCCGTCATGGCCTTGTGCGCCGATCCGTTGCAGCAGGTCTTTGTATCTAGCCTCAACGCTTTCAAGGGGCGCTGAGTTCCTAACAGTTGCGTTGGGCGTCACCAGTTCCACTCCGTCGAACTCCTGCACAAGAATGCTTCCGCTCCCATACTCCCCGGACTCGCCTCTGCTGCGCAGGTACCCGTATCCGTCTGCCTTACAGTTCCAATAGCGGCCATTCCACTCCACATCAAAAACCATGTCAGGGTCTTTGGCGCAATACTGATATTCATCGCCTTCGTATTCGCTGCGTGGCGGGCAGCATTGCGGCCACTCTCCGAAGCGGTGATCCTGAAAAATTCCCGCACCTTCCACGATACGCCCACGCCCAACCCTACGGTCAAGCGGGCGCGCCGCCTGCGTCGCTTCGCCCCTAGTTGTCACTCCGCTTACCTCCATCGTTCGGCAGTAACGCTGAATAGCGATGCAACCACCATTGTTTCCATGCAGTTTCTTCTGCGCAGTAGGCGGCATCTTTAATGGCGGCTTTGCACTCTGCAATTTCATCTGTAAGCCGGTTTATTTCTAACTGAAATTCTGCTGATTTTGACATTGCTACGCGCCGGTGATGCGGGACGTTAGACGACCATAAGCCAATCTTCGCTTAACATTTCTTTTCCCCCGTTGCACGAAAACGTAACTACCCGACTGCGGGGGTCGTAATTAACAACCTCGCCCTGCATTCTTTTCCCCCAATAGAGGGATTCATATTGAGGTGTTGTTCTCACCGTTTTTCCAACGTCAATAATATCATCTCGCAAATTATTCATCGTCTAGCACTCAGAATCAGGCGCACTCACTGGCTATTCCCCCGCACTGATTGCATCGCCGCTTCAATGCCCAAATTGACGAGCGAGGAGATGATGTCCAGTCCAGCCTTGCGGGCGTAATTGAGGAAAAACAGTGCGAGGGTTTTCATTTTTTCAACCGAATATCGTAATAAAGCGATATTTCCGCCATGAGCTGGTGAAACCGATGGACCATCTCATCAACAACCGCGTCATGGATGTATTGCGTACCGCAGTGTGGGCAATAAAAAACGGGCTTATTGCGCTGATAGGCGTCTTTGACAATCCATTGCCCATTGCAGTGCCTGCATTTGAATGTGGTTAATAGCTCAAGAGAAATCATGTCAATATCTTCCATTCGCACCTGATGACCACTGATTCAACCATTCCAGCCGGGCTGTTGCTGTTACATCAGTGCCGCCCGTAGTTGCCACCCCAAAAACTCGGTGTAGGCCGGCGGTATAGCCTGTGCCATTTCGTTTCTGTTCATCCAATCAATCCCCATTGCCGCCTTTGCGTAATCAACACCTGAGAAGTTGCCGACAACATGGATAAAGGCATCGTCCCTCGGCGGACGCCCCATTTTTGCCTGTGGCGCTGAGTGCTTCGGGTGCTCAGGCACAGCTACCGAAAAACTGGTTTCAAACAGCCTGTGTCGGTATGTGCGCAGTCCAAACATCGCCCCGCACAATTCCACAGGGTCTATGAGTGGCGATCTGGGTACGTTTTCAATTACCCACATCTGCCCACATTGTCGCAGTGCTTCCCGTGTTGGTGGTATTAACTCAGGGTGGTCGTTGCTCTGTATTTTTCGCGTTTCGCTGTATGCCTGGCACGGCGGGCTTGCGTGAATAGCGTCAAACAGATGTCCGTGCTCGCGCAGAAAGGCCACCGCGTCGGCCCGGCAGAACTCGAATGGGTAGCGCGGCTGTGGGTTTATGTCCACACCAACCACCTCAAACCCCGCTCGTGCGTAACCCATGCTCGC